CCCTGCGGCGGCTTAGAACCGCTGCCAAGGCCCGGCGCTGCACTCTCGTTGTGGAGCGCAGGGGGCGGTGCTGGGACGCCGAACTGGAGGCTCCGACGAGCCATCGGTTTGACGGCGATCTCCACGCCTTTGTGGCTGAGGGGATCGACGGCTGGATGCCTGATTACGAGGATATGCTGGGCCGTCTGGAGGGAGCCGACATTGGGCCTTGCGTCGATCCGCATTGCGGCTGGTGTCTTGGCGGCGTTTTTTGATGTTGACACTGCCCTGCGGGCATGACAGTATCGGTTCGTTGGTGATTTGCTTTTGTGATGGAGATGGACATGACGGATCGTGAACTTTTCGACATGGTCGTGGAATGGCTTTGCGCGGGCGGGCTAAACAGCCGCGCGACGATGCTGGAGTTCCTTGAGGACAAGGACGACGGCGACCTCGCGGGCATGATGATCGAGGATCTGGACCTCGACCGTAAGGACGCGTGGAGCGAGAAAAGCTGGATGAACGAGAACCGCGTTCAGCGCGATGACATTGTCGCCGCCTTCCGCCGCGCCCGCGCCGAGTTCGACACCCTGTTTCCGGCGGATGGAGGCTGAAATGGCGCAGAGCCCGCTCCGCCTGATCACCATTTCGTCGATCCTGCGAAGCCCCGAGTTCGCTCTGGGCATCGCAACCTACGAGATGGGTTTGCCGCTCGGCAGCGACATCAGGGAAGGCTGGGCGCAGCAATGGTGCTTCGAGCGTGGTCGTCTGTTTGCGATATACTGCAAGCACCGGGGCATCAAAGTGCCCCGGTTGATGAACGGGCCCGGCCAGCCGAACGGCGTCGCGGTCCAGATCTACAAGCAAGGCCGCGCAGACGGTTATATCATATGAAGGAGGATCGACATGGAGACGTATATCCTGTGGGCCGCGCTGGCGGTGTTCTTCGGGCTTCCTCTGCTACTGACGGCGGGGACGCTGTGGTTGCATGTGCTGGACGCGCTGGATGACGACCGGCGGGCGAAACGAACCGACTTTCCGCGCATGAAAGACCTTGCGGAAAAGGGAATTGAGAAGTAAAATCAAACGCATGGGGGCTGATCATGGACATTGATAAGACCGAACCGGCATGGGTCGCCGTCTCTCCGATTGAAAATGCTGTGACGCAGGCGACGGATCTGCTGATGGTCGCGGCCTTCTTTGGCTCGGCGTCGCAGCCAGAGGCGCTCCGCGATGTCCTCATTGAGGTGCTGGAGATCCTCAAGCCCTTCCGCGCTGTCGAACTATGACGGAGGCAGAGAAGCCAAAGCGGGTCCGGAAGCCCCGCAAGAGCCGCAAGCCGCCTTTCGGCAAGGAAGTCACGCCGGGATCGCCTGACGCCCCTGTCGTGACTGATAGAAAGGCTGTTGCCGTTCTGGGGAGGCCTACGAACTACGATCCAAGCTGGATGCTGGAGAAGGTGATAGAGGTCGGCAAAAGGGGCGGATCTCTGACCGAGATGGGCGTCGCCATTGGTGTTTACCATAGGGAAACGCTTTACCAATGGGCAATGAAGCATCCGGCTTTTAATGACGCCTTAAAGGCCGCATCCGCTTTATCGCAGGCATGGTGGGAAGAACAGGGGCGTATCGCCACCTTCGGGGGCTACGAGAACTTCTCGGCGGCTTCATACATCTTCCAGATGAAGAACCGCTTCCCGCATAGCTGGAGGGATGTCCGGCAGAATGAAGTGTCCGGGCCAGATGGCGGCGCGCTGACGGTCGAGGGCAAGACGATTGACGCCCGGCGACTGACCAGCGAGCAGCGCGAGGCTCTGAAGACCGCCCTGCTGGCGGCGACGCAGGATGATGACGAAGGGGAGGAATGACGATGTCTCTTTTGAGGATCTATCAAGACATGATGAGGGGAAAGATGGATGACACCGCAGATAACGAATGCCTCGTTTTGAGCATTGAAATCTTCAATGGGGATAACCGCATCGCCGGGTTCCGGTCTGGATCGCCTCCGCGCGTCGGTGACATCATCCATGTCGATGGGAAGGATTTCCGGGCCTACCGTATTGATTGGGTCCTGCTTGGGGACGTGGTTGACATCGTCGCCGTTTACGTCCTTCCCGGCAATGGTGGCTGACATGGCTGACGCATTCGTGGCGTTCACTTGTGAGGGTGAAGAGATGTTGGACCACATGGTCCCGATGGCGGTCGTGCCGAAGCTGGGGGATGGGGTGCAGATTGATGATTACGAGTATCGGGTCAAAGACATGATGTTCGTCATCCTTGATGGACGGTTTGACCATGTTGTGGTCGATGTCGAGGAGCAGGGGGAGGGCTGAGGTGCGTATCCCGGAGGTTCAAGAGGAAATGCGCCAGATCTCCGCCCGCCTGCGCGAGGTTGGCTCCCGGCGCGAATTGCAGGGCATCGCCGACCGGCTCTATGCTTTGAGCAACGAACTGTCCCGGCGGGTCGCAGATCGCGGCCCACGGGTGTCCCGGCGGATGTCTCCGGCCATTGCGGAGGAGATCCGGGCGCTGCGGCGGGACTATCCCAGCATGACCCAGATCGAGATCGCCAAGCGCGTGAATGTTTCCGGTGGCCGGGTGAGCGAGGTGCTGCGCGGCAAGCGGGAATGATAGGAGGATAAAAATGCTGCTGAAGATTGACATCTACTCCCAGCGGGACGAGTTGGGCCGGTTCGCGGATTTGCCGCATCACTTCCCGCCCCGGATGGATGATCCCGTCCACATTAATGGGGAAAACTACAAGGTTCACGGCATCGTCTATGAGAAGGTCGATGGCATGAACGAGGCGATTGCGGTTTTGGTTCTGCCAGTTAAGAAAGATTGATGATTAAAATAGGCTGGGGGGCCTCATGCAGAAAATATATCGGGAGTATGTCGCGGTGGCGCGCGAAATGGGCGCGACCGTCTGCGGCGTCGAGAGCGGCGGCAAGCATGCCAAGCTGAAGCTGTCGGCGGGCGGCAAGCGGATCTGGTTTCCGATGCCGTCGTCAACGAGCGATGTTCGGGGCATGAAAAACTTCCGCAGCGATATTCGGCGCTGGCTCGACGGCCAGCCCTTGAGGAGTGAGAGGCTATGGTGACAGCGATTGTGAAGCAGTTGCGCGATGCGGCGGATGCCAGTCTCGGCGACGAGGGCGACCTGTATCTGGACGCGGCGTATCACATCCAGACATTGGAGCGGATCGTGCGGCGCTACAACGCAGATGGCATGGACGTATTTGCCGAGATCGCCCGCCTGAAGGCGGCGCTGGAAGAGATCGGCAACGTGAAGCGGTTTGGGGTCACGCCGCAGACAGAGTTGGCCCAGAGCGCCCTGCGGGGCTCGGAATAGGGGGAAGACATGCACGAAGACAAGATTGCCGTTCGGATGGCGCAGAGCCTGCTGCTGCATCCGCAGACCAGCCAGTGGTCTGCTTCTCAGATCGCGCAGGAGGCCTATCGTTTGGCCGATGCCTTGATTGCCGAGTGCGACCGCCGCTTCGAGGCCTCGCTGTCGTCTGGCGAAATTACGGTGAGCCATATCGACGGGATCGAGATCTCGGAGGATGGCAGGATCGTTCCCATCAAGAACAGCAGCAACTAAAAATAATTGCCAATGACGCCGGGCGGGTCTTGCTGATGCAAAATCCGCCCAGCATAATCCCCATGTGATTTGCATTGATATGGGGCTGATACATGACCGCGCAAATGGCGATGGCTGTAGGAATGATAACAATAGCGGTGTCCAGCATGATCCACATCACAGTGCTGCATCGCGTCGAGATGGACCACGGATATGACGTTGCGTCAGTTTTTGCTGTGCTGTCTTCCGTTTGCGGTCTTGCTATTCTTCTTCTCTCGGAACTGATGAGGCTGTGATGCTGTTCCCGTCGATGTTCTATCTCGGCACGGCGACCTGTGTAGCGGCAACCATTGCCATTTGCGTCGTCAATTTTCTGTCGTTCAGGCTGTCGGAAAAGCAGCAGGACACGGTCATCGGCTGCGCGGCGATCTCGCACATGGTCGGCCTCGTCTTTTTGCTTGGGGGCAGCATCATGCTGGCGATCCGGTGAAGATCGCTCGAAGCATTATCATCTTCATCTTCTGGTATCTGTTAGGTTTGATTGGGCTGTATGCCCTGATGAAGGGGTTGCGATGACGCTCAAAGAGATCCGCTCTGGCTGGCATTGGACCTTCGGCTATCTGCGCCGCCCGGAACTGGACACCGACGCGCAGGGCTACGTCTACGAGGCTCCCGGCGGGGCGATGGTCAGAACGCGCGACCCGAAGAACCAGATGTGCATGCATCTGACCGAACTGATTGGATCGACCGGCAAGCGGCATATCGTCCCAAGCCGGGAAGGGACTTACAAAAGGATGACAGGAAAGATTGGGGGGAAGGCGTGACAGCAACGACTGAGGTCTATCCGGGCATCCTGCCGGAGCGGGTCGATAACCCGCCGCCTGTCGATCCCGTCCTGAAGGGCCTGCGCTTGATGCCGCACCGGGTCGAGATCCGCGAGATCCTCGCCCGGCATGGCACGACGTGGCTGGAGATCACGGAGACGCAAAAGCGGTATCCGGCCTACCGGGCGGCTCGGCTGGAAATCGCCACGCTGCTGCATGGCCGGGGCTGGTCGTTCACGAAGATCGGTCGGCTCATGCGCCGGGATCACACGACGATCCTTTACTGGATGGGACGCCTGAACAGGAGCCGGGGATGATTACCGTAGAGGGCTGGGTGATCATGCCACTCGACGCTACGCGGGCGGGGGCGTCTTACACGACATTTGGCAAGACGGTCGTAGAGGCGTGGTCCCGTCACGTCGGACAGTATCAGACGCTGGACGAAATGCATCAGCGGATCATGGACTGGACGGCGCGCGGTTATGCTCCGCGAAAGGCAAAGCTGACGATTGAAATGAGGGACTGATGACATGGCGGTGATCGAACTTCAAGGCAAGCAGATTGACGTTGAGGCAACCCTGCACCTGATTGAGATCGCCGACGCCGAGGACAGCCTGTCCGAGTTTATCAGGCAGGCTTGGCATGTCATTGAACCCGGCCAACCATACATTCATGGCTGGCACATCGACTTCCTGTGCGAGCATCTGGAGGCGATCACGCGCGGCGAGGAGGTTGATGGCAGGCCGTACAACCGGCTGCTGGTCAACGTCCCGCCGGGCACGATGAAGAGCCTGATCGTCAACGTGTTCTGGCCTGCATGGGAATGGGGGCCGTGCAACATGCCGCATCTGCGCTACGTTTGCGCCGCCCATAAGGTCGAGAACTTGTCGGCCCGCGACAGCCGCCGCATGCGTCAGTTGGTGACGAGCGAATGGTATCGGGAGCGGTGGGGCGACCGGGTCCAGATCGCAAAGGACCAGAACGAGAAGCTGAATTTCCACAACGAGGCAGGCGGCTTCCGCATTGCCACGGCCATCACCAGCCTGACCGGTATCCGTGGCGACCGGGTGGTGATCGACGACCCGCACAGCGTGGACAGCGCGGGCTCTGAGCCGCAGCGCGAGGCGGAGGTGACCACATTCCTCGAAGCAATCCCGACCCGCCTCAATAACCCGGAGACAAGCGCCATTGTCGTCATCATGCAGCGACTGCACGAGAATGACATCTCCGGCGTCATCCTCGACAAGCAACTCGATTACGATCACATCATGCTGCCGATGCGGTATGACCCGGCCAGAGCGCACACGACGAAGCTGGGCTACGAAGACCCGCGCGAGGAAGACGGCGAGTTGCTATTTCCCGAGCGGTTCCCGCTGCATGTGGTCGAGCGCGACGAGCGGGCGATGGGGCCGTACGCTGTCGCCGGACAGTTTCAGCAGGAGCCAGTGCCAAGGGGCGGCGGCGTCATCAAGCGCGAATGGTGGCGGCTTTGGGAGCGAGACGAGTTTCCACCAGTCGAATACATCATCGCATCGCTTGATACGGCCTATACGACAAAATCAGCCAATGATCCGTCTGCCCTGACGGTCTGGGGCGTTTTTACCGGCGGAGAGCAAGTCGCCAATGCGAACAGGACGGTGGCTCATGGTGGCGAGGTTCTTAGCATGGTCCGTCGATCCTACAGCGAGGAACATCCCCGCCTGATCCTGATGCATGCATGGGAGGCCCGGCTGGAACTGCACGAACTGGTCGAGAAGGTAGCAACCAGCATGCGGCGCATGAAGGTGGACAAACTGCTGATCGAAAACAAAGCGTCAGGTATTAGCGTGGCGCAGGAAGTTCGTCGCATGTACGGCCACGAAGACTGGGCCGTGCAACTGGTCGATCCGAAAGGGCAAGACAAGCTGGCTCGGCTCTATTCGGTGCAGCACCTGTTCGCCGAGGGGCTGATCTACGCACCAGACAGGCCTTGGGCGGATCTTGTCATCAACCAATGCAGCGTGTTTCCCAAAGGTAAGCACGACGACTTGGTTGACACGGTGTCGATGGCGGTGCGCCATATCCGCGAAACGGGTCTGCTGGTGCGCGGAGCCGAATACACGGCTCAGGTCGAGGAGCAGATGACGCATCGGGGCGCTCCGCCGAGGCCGCTTTACAGCGTCTGAATTACCACGCACAATTACGACGGCCAGACTGGATCGCCCTCCCTGATCGTCTGGCCTGCTCCCCGGTGTACCGCCGTGCCGGGACGACTGTGGGCGCGGTGGCGTCATACACCGCAACGGCGGAACAATGTTTCACATGAAACAATCCTGCTGACATTTCCGGCTGATCGTCCATCTGTGCTATACTGGCCCGCGAAACGGGGGATCAAATGGCACAGGTGTTGGCAAGCGCGATTGTGGACGTGATTAAGGCTGCGACGCCGGTCACGGTCGGGCGCTACAGCGTCGAGGTCTGGGGCAAGGAGCCCTACGATTACGTTCGCCGCTATGAAATCCTCGCCAAGAACGAAAACGCTGCCGCGCAAGAGGGCATCGCCCGCTTTGTCGAGGAGATGCAGCAGATCGACATGAAGGAATAAGCGATGCCGATGACGCCCGGTCTTGTCCCGAATATCCGGCAGCTTCCGCCAGACGACGAGCCGCTCGACGTGGACGGGCTGGAGGTCGTCATTGACGGCGAGCCGCAGAAGGAAGAGGTGGACGACAACGGCAACGTGCTGTCGATCACGCATCCCGATGGCTCGGTGACCGTCTCGCTTGACGGCAAGCCCCTGAACGAGAAGAGCGAGGCCGAGAAGGCCAAGGACTGGTTCGCCAATCTGGTCGATGACATCGACGAAGGCGAACTGACCCGCATCTCCGAGGAGTTGCTGCGCGGCATTGACGACGACATTTCCAGCCGCCGGGACTGGGTCGAGGATCGGGCGCAGGGGCTGAAGCTGCTGGGCCTGAAGATCGAGATCCCCGGCGTTGACGGCACGTCTGACGGCGCTCCGATGGAGGGCATGAGCCGGGTGCGCCACCCGCTGCTGTTGGAAGCCGTGCTGCGGTTTCAGGCCAATGCGCGCTCCGAGATGCTGCCGACCGATGGCCCGGTGAAGGTCCGCAACGACGCGACATCGTCCACGCCAGATCAGGAGCGGATGGCTGAATATCTGGAGAATGACCTCAACCATTACCTGACCAAGACGGCCAGCGAATACTATCCCGACACCGACCGCATGCTGCTGATGCTGGGCTTTGGCGGAACGTGCTTCAAGAAGGTCTATTTCTGCCCGCTGCGGAACCGTCCGGTCAGCGAGAGCATCGACGCCGAAGATCTGATCGTCAGCAACACGGCCACGGATCTCCGCAACGCCCGCCGGGTGACGCACCGGGTCAACATGCGCCCTTCGACGGTCAAGCGGCTTCAGATCCTCGGGGTCTACCGTGATGTCGATCTCGGAACGCCAAACGACCCAGATGTGGACGCGGCTCAGCGCGAGAAGAACGCCATTGAGGGCGTTGCCGACAGCGCCAAGAACCCGCTCGACCGCGACCACGAGATCTACGAGGTCTACTGCGAACTGAACATCTCCGGCTTCGAGCATAAGCGCCGAGGCAAGGTGACCGGGCTGGAGATCCCGTACCGGGTGACCATCGACGTGTCGTCTCGTCAGATCCTGTCCATCGTCCGCAACTATGATGAGGACACCAAGGATCTCCCCGAAGCCCGGCAGACGTTCGTCAAATATACGTTTGTGCCCGGCGTCGGCTTCTACGACATCGGGCTGCTGCATATCCTTGGCAACACCACAAACGCGGTGACGGCGGCATGGCGCGAGATGCTCGACGCGGGCATGTATGCAAACTTCCCCGGCTTCCTGATGGCCGACACCGGCGCGCGGCAAAACACGAACATCTTCCGCATCCCGCCCGGCGGTGGCGCGCTGGTGAAGACCGGCGGCATGCCGCTCAATCAGGCGATCATGCCGCTGCCATACAACGCGCAGGCGGCTCCGGCGCTGATGTCGCTGGTCGAGAACATGGCTCAGACCGGCCAGAGGATCGGTGGCACGGCTGAAATGGCGGTCGGCGAGGGCAAGGCCGACGCCCCGGTCGGCACGACCATCGCCCTGATTGATCAGGCCACCAAGGTTCTGAACAGCGTTCACAAGCGCATGCATGCGGCGCAGGCGGAGGAGTTCCAGTTGCTGGTGCGCTGCTTCCGCGAGCATCCCGAGAGCTTCTGGGAGCGCAACAAGAAGCCGTCGCAGCAGTGGACGCCCGAAATGCTGATCGGCGCTCTGAACGATTGCGAACTGGTGCCGCAGGCTGATCCGAACACGGCCAGCCACACGCAGCGCGTGATGAAGGTCATGGCGCTGAAGCAGCTTCAGCAGGGCAATCCGAGCCTGTACGACCCCATCGCCATCGACACCGAGGCGCTCCGCACCATTGGCTGGTCGAACCCCGAGCAATTCATGGTGCCGCAAGAGGCCCAGAAGAACCCGCCGCCTGAGTTGCAGCAGGCGATGGCGAAACTTCAGAACGACAAGACCAAGGCCGACGCCATCATGATGAAGGCGCAGGCCGACGCGCAGAAGGCGCAGGCCGAGATCCAGTCGCGTCAGTTCCGCGACCAGATGGACGCTCAGCGCCTACAAGACGAGGCGGGCATTTCGTCCGGCTCTCTGGAGGAGAAGCGCAAGGACCGTCTGTCCCGTGAGCGCGTCCAGTTGATCGACCTTGCCCAGAACCTTGCTGTCCACCCGGAGAGCGCCCCGATGATCGCGCCGCTTGTCGAGCCCGTGCTGCGCGAGATGAACGTGATCCCCGGCCAGCAGAAGCCCGAAGGAGGGCAGTGAGATGGTTTATCAATTGGTCCCCGTCGCCGGTGGCGCTCTTCAGTTGATGACGCGCCTTCCGGCGGCGCAGCGCGCCATCGACACGGCCACGCGCATCATCTATCCGCGTGGCAAGATGACGGCTGACATGATGTCTCGCGCTTTGGCGCTTGAGGCCAACAGCAGCGCCGACGATGTGCCGCCAATGCCCGATCCCAACCGCCCCCAGCCGCCCGGCTACGATGCGGCAACCGGCCAGAAATGGGACATCAACAACCAGCGCCCAGTCGAGGAAGCCCCTCCGTTGACAATCAAGCCTGCGCCTGCCTATGGCGGGCCGGATCTTCCGCCGCTGGCTCGCGCGCAGTTCCAGCCTCAGGCGGAAACGCCGCCGCTTCCTCCACGCCGTCCTGCCAATTTGCCCCGCGAAAGCGTCCCGCTGCCGCCTGAGCGACCGGCTGAGTTCAATCGCGCCCGCGAGCAGGCCGGAAACGTCCTGTCGTCGCGCCAGATGTATCAGGCGATGGACCCGAACGACGAGCGCGCGGGAACCATGCAGTTCATCCTCGCGGCGGCAAAGGAAGCGCAGGAGCAACGCGCGGCCCGTGAGGCGGCAGGGAAGGCTATGGGCGGCGCTGCGGGATATTCCCACGGCGGATATGCCTCCGGCGGATCGACGGCGTCCACGGGCTCCTCTGGCTCGGGAAACAGCAAGGACGCGGCGCTGCTGAAGGCGCTGGAAATCATCCACCACATGATCAGGACGCGCTGATGAACCAGATCATTCAGGACGCCCTGCGCGTTGCTCGCCAGACATTTGATCGGGGCGGGAAGCCCGCGATGCAATCAGAATACTCAGATCCGCCCACGAAGACGATTGACGACTGGAAATGGCGACCGCTACGCGAGGTCAAGTCACAACTTGGCCTGACGGAAATCCCGTCGCATGTGATTTCCTTTGGCCGGTTCATGGATGAGACGGCTCGGAAAGCTGGCACAACGGGCCTGTCCGCGCGCGACCTGATCAAAGCCTTCACGATCACCCGCTCTTCAATTCAGCGCCGAGCCACGGACGCCGACAGGCTGCGCGCCTCCGGCCTTGATCTGCCAGACCATGTGACCGGCCCTGTACGCCCAGAAGGCGCGTTTGGTCACTGGCTGCACACGAAGATGGGGCAGCGATACCTGAACGGTGCCGAGAAGGGGCGCGTGGACATGGAGGCTGTCCGCGATGCGGTTCAGGTCATGGCCCCGTTTGGACGGCACGAGACAGACATCCCTGACGCTTTGATTTGGGCGGCAACCAATCTGCCGGGTCGCGAAAAGATGTTCTCCGACATGGTGGCGGCGGCGGCGCAGATGGAAAGCCCGGCCAGCGAATGGCGGGCACAGGCCAAGCAATTGCGAGGCATTGGCCCGGCAAAGGCTGGTTTTGTTGCCTCCATGATGGGTCGTGGCGATCAGCCGACGCTTGATGCGCGTCAGTTGATCCTCCAGACCGGCCAGCCGACCAGCGAGGCCACGCCGTTCCTGCGGCGCAAGGGCGGCATGGGTGCGGAAGAAGGCGTTGATCGGCTGGCGGCTCGTCAGCAGGCGATGGATCTTGCCACGCCGTCTGAATTGCAGCCCTACTACCAGCACCTTGCCCATCATGCGATCTGGGACAAAGCGTCAAACGAGGAGACGACGCATCAGGACGTGATGGACGCCATGCGCCATGCCGCAGATGGTGGGCGCATTGAGGAAAATCCCGACCTGATCAACCACCCGGCGGCGCAGGCTCTGTCTGCGGCTGGAGCGCCCGGTCTTCCTCCGCCCACGATGGACATGGAGGCAGCCAAGAAGGGACAACTTCCGGTTCGGTACAATTCTTGGGACGATGTTCCGACGATTAATCCGCAGCACCTCGTTGGCAAGAAGATCTATCCGATTTTTGCGGATCTCACGCGCGCTGGCTCGGCTTTTGAGGGTATCGACAGCAGCAAACTTGATCAGCCGGAAAACCTGTATGGCGGTCCCGGTTACCCGCTGTTGCCGGAAAGCCAGAAACACGGTCTGGCATGGGCGGTAGACGGAAAGGCGCGCGGCACAGCCAAGCTGCTGAAAGACGCTGACTATGTCGCGGTGTCAGCGATGGAGCCTGACAGCCATCAGTCCAATGCGTCTTTTGCAAACGCTGTCACCAAAAACATGCTGGCTTACATTCGGGACAACCGCATCTCGCCCGAAAACCTTAAAGAGATCAACACAATGGCCCGCAAGCCATTTGTGATCACAAAAAAAGCCGGAAAAAACAAAGAGCCCAAGAAAATTGTCATTAACATGGACGATTTTCCCGGATTTGATCACCCAGACGTTCAGGATTACCTCCGCAATCTTACGTTTGAAAAACGGCAGCGTATCGTGGACATCATTGGAAGCGCAAAGGCTCAGGAAATGGGCGCTCCAAACATTGATAAAATCACGCGCTCCACGCTTGATCCTCAATTTTCCGGCGTCCCCAGCCGTCACGCCATGTTTCTGATGCGCGTTCCGCGCAACACGGAAGGAGAGGTTGACGACGAGGCTATGAGAAAGCTTCTGATCGACTTGAAAAGTGAAGGCCTGCCAGAGCATCCGAGTTACAAATACGGCTTGCGCGGAGATATTGTCGGGAAGTTTCATGCTCCGGTTTCGCCTGAAATCCTGTTCAAGGATTGGTTTGAAAAGGCCAACGCTCGCGCGGAAAAAACGATGGCGTCTGGCAAGCGGCCAAATGTCCGTCGCGCCTTTGACCTAGAGATGCCGGTGACGACTGTCACGCAAGAGGTTGCGGACATGCTGCCGCGCCATCCGCGTGACATTCAGTCTGGCAAGGCTGCACAGCTTGCTCTGAACGCTTTCAATGATCGCTGGCAGACAACCAATGAAACGGTTCTTGACGGTGGCGTTGGTCCGGCAGAGTTTTCAGCCGCGCTAAGGAACTCTGACGCATCGTCAACTCTTTCTCAATACTCGCCAGCCCAAATCAAAGCGATGATTAAGAAGGGCCTGTTTACTGGCTACAAGCTGAAGGACGGAGAGGTCTATTTTGGCTTGAAGCGCGGCACAAACTATGCAGACGAGTACAAGTTTGAGCATCCCGAACTGACGCCGAACGAAACTGCTTTGGTCAGCGTCATCAATAATGAGCCGGGGGCCAAGGGCGTCGGCGGTGCGCCGGTGGTTCTGAAGGCAATTGAGCATGGCGCGACTGCGCTGGACGCATACGCTGTGCCGTCCGCGAAGCACCCGAACGGATATCTGCCAAGCTTCTATTCTCGTTTTGGTTTCAAAGAGTTGGGACGTATCCCCTTTGACCCGAAATATGTCTCCGAACAACAACTAAAGGACATGAAAAACGAGTGGACAAAGGCAGGCTGGGATGAGAAGCTTGGCATGCCTGCTATTGTGATTATGAAATGGAGTGGATCAGATGGAGATCGCGCAGGAGCAGTACGACGCTTTGTCGCACAAAGCGGTCAAGGTTCTCAGCCGGGAAGTCATCCTGTCAATGTCCGACGCGCAGCAGGGGCTGTTAAACGCGGAACTGTCGGACATGATGATCCGGCACAAGGGCAACGTGGAGACGATCACCCCGGCGGAAATCGAGGGGGCCTACGAACTGGCTCTCGACATCCTGCCGACCGGTTCTCACGAACACTTGCTGAAGTAAAATCCCTTTCGCCGGAGGAAATGCGCCATTACGGCCTAGATCCGGCGGAAGTTGAGCATGCTCGGTCAATTGGCCTGAAATCAGGCGGCATTGCGCGTCAGCCGTCGCAGATGATGCGTTTGCATCCTGCCATGAACATTCCCGGCGTCCACATCCGCACAGCGGAAACGGGCGAACCTATCTTCCGGGGAGACAAATGATGGCAAAGCAGGCGTCTTTTGGTCCGGTTGACACCGATCATCCGTCGTTCCGGTCGTGGTTTGGCCGTTCTGTCTTGCATGACAACGGAAAGCCCGTTCGCCTGTTCCACGGAACGTCGAAAGACAAGGATTTTGGCAAGTTCAACATGAGCCGACACGGCGTCTGGCTGACGACGGACCCGAAAGAGGCGTCCAGTTACGCCGAACAGAACGACAGTCAGGGCTACAAAGCCGATGGCTGGAAGATGACGAAGACCAACACGGCCTCGCGCGTCATCCCGGTCTATGCACGGGTCGAAAATCCGTTCATGGGCGAGAAGCCTGACCACATTTTGCAGGCCAGCAATTACAAGAAGGCCCAGTCCGACTGGTTCGACACGTTGCGGTCGCAGGGATATGACGGTTGGGTGCCTCAGAGCATGGGCGGCAACCTTGTCGTGGCCCTGAAACATTCCGGTCAGATCAAATCGGCGCTGTCGAACACCGGCGAATACGGAGAAAACGCCGACATCAACAAGGCGGAAGGCGGGGAAGTGGCTGGAAGCCCGTTCCAGCGCACGATCAAGGCCTATAAACTGTTCCGGGTGAAGAAAAACGAGCCCGGAAAGCTGTTTCCGCTCTTCGTTGACGCGCAAACGCCAGTCCCGGTGGGCCGTTGGGTGGAAGCCAAGGCTGGAGAGCCGGGCAAAGATCCATCCAAAGTCAAATCGCGGCTCGGCGATCTCGCCTATCGCCCCGGCTGGCATGCTGGCGACCTTCCGATGGCGACGCACATCGGTGGCCGCTCGACCGGCGACATGAAACAGCCGCCCGACACGCGCGAACCGCATCATGTCTGGGCCGAAGTCGAGATGCCCGACGACGTTGACTGGCAATCGGTCGCCAACGAGCGGATGGAGCGCACCAAGGACGGTCGTCCAAAGCTGGTGACGGCGCATATCACCGATCAGGTGCCGCTCGGCGGCCATTACCGCTACAAGACCAACCCGAACATGACCGGCAATTGGATCATCTCGGGCCACATGAAGGTCAATCGCATCCTGTCAGACGACGAGGTGCGCGACATCAACGCGCAGGCGGGCGTTCAGGATCTGCCGCGCCGCGAGCCGTCTTATGTCGAAGGCTGGGACCGTTCCGCCTTTGCTGCGGGCGGAGACGTTGATGATCAGGACGGCATCATCGCCTATCATGGCTCGCCGCATGATTTCGACCAGTTCGACATCAGCAAGATCGGCACCGGAGAAGGCGCACAAGCGTTTGGACACGGCCTTTATTTTGCCGAAGCGGAGCCAGTTGCCAAAGGCTATCGCAAGAACCTCACTGGATCGCGTGAGCATGTCGAGTTTCCATATGGAGACACCGACGAATATGGCGGCTTTCCAAAATATCATCCTGACAATTTGACTGACCCTCATGAGCAGCTTGCGGCGCAGGCGTTGTTGTCGCGCGACAGCCAGCGTGGACAACTTGAGCATCTGAAGCGCAACGCCGAGCGCGACGACGCGGCCAAATCCATGCGAATGATCCGTTCTGGCAGCATTCGTGCGGCTGAACCGGGGCGCATGTATGAAGTTCACATTGATGCCGATCCCGAGCGCCACATGCTCGACTGGGACGCGCCCTTGGCAAGCCAGCCGCATGTCCTTAACGCTATTGGCGACCGCTTTGGCGATCCAGAGATCGTCATGCAACAGCTTGGCCTGCACCCAGACGCGACCGGCGGTGAACTGTATCAAGCAATGGGCGGTGAAAAGAAAGCTCAGGCCGTGTCGCAGGCTCTGTCAGACATGGGCCTGCGCGGCATCCGTTACTTCGACAATATGTCGCGCGGCGCGGGCGAAGGCACCCGCAACTACGTCGTGTTTGATGACAAGCATATCGGCATCCGCCGCAAATACGAGCAGGGCGGGCGCGTCGGCTACGCCACAGGCGGCGCGCCCGGCATGGAGAACGAGGAAGAGGATGTCCTAAAGCCAAAGCCGCTGGACGTTGCGCCGCTGCCCGATCCGGTTGCGCCAGCAATGCCCATGACGGGTTCTGGCGGAGGCTCTGGCGGAATGGGGAGCCCCGGAGGCTCACCGACCACGCCCGGCAGGAGCCAAGCTATGGACACGGCCACAGCGCCGGGCAATGCGGCCCCTGTCGGCGGGACAACGCCGTCTGTCTCTCGCGGATCGACAGTCACGCCAGCGGCTACGCCCGCGCCTGCGCCGGTAGAAGAAGCGCGTTCGTTGACGATCTCGCCGCGCTCGACCTTGGAGACGACGCCTGCTCCGACGCCCGCGCCGGTTCAGGAAAGCACTCCAATCTCGACCCGTTCGGTGCCGTCCGTTTCGATCACAACGCCAACGCCCGAATACGCTGCGCCCTATACGCCGTCCCCAGACCTTGTCTCTGGCTTGAAGGCCAAGGCGGAGGACATCGCCAACCAGCAAATGCAGCAGTCTCTGCCTCAGACCCAGATCGACACGGGATGGTCGCCGCAAGGCTTCAGCGCCAATCTGGGGCCGCCCGGAGCGGCGGGCCTGTCTGCTGTTGGTCAGGCCATTTCCAATCTTGGAGCGCCGACGCCCGTGTCGCGCGATGAGGAAGGCGCTACACCCGTTGCGCCCGGCACGGCCCCGACGCCGGGACAGGTTCAGAGCGACCGAACAACCACGACGGGCTACGCCAACGGCATGGTGAGTTCCTATGGTTCGGCTGTGACGCCCCAGCCGGGTGCGTCCATTATTGACGGGAAAGCCATCCCGGACAGCCTTGCCACGCAGACGCCAGAACAGTTGAGCGGCAACGTCACGCCCAGTTACGCCAATCCGTATGACGGATACACCGATGCTTTTGGCGCACAAATTGCGGGCATGCAGCCGACGGAGGCTGTCGCTTCTCCCGCGAACACCAGTGGCGTTGCCGCCACCGGCACGATGATTGACGCGACCAGCGAGACGACGCCGGGAGCGCCAGAGGCACCGGGAACACCGTCCACGCCGGGATCTGCGCCGACGCCCGGTCAGGCGTCGATTGGCACGACACCAGACTATTCTGGCGACTTTTCGCAGGCGGAGCGTGACGTTGCAGATCAGTCTGAACAAGACGCTGCAGACGCGGAAGCTGACGCTGCCGCAGACGCTGCTGACGCTGCTGACG